TCATATTCCGGAATGTCCGGATTTTTTTTATTTTATCACCGATTGTCATATCAGATTTCCAACTTTCTTTTTGATAAAGCCATTTTACTACCAAAAACAAGGAATGTAAACAGAAAGATTCGCATTGAAGCGAACAAAATACTTGACATTCGCATAAAAGCGAATTAAAATGACAGTACAATAAAGGTTCGCATGAAAGCGAATGTACAGATGAGGATAAATACTTTTTGCAAATTATTGCAAAATGAGGTTGGTAAAATCCTTCTGTCAGGCTTTATTAGTGAGAGGATTTTTTTGAAGAGAACAACATTTTGGTGTTTCCAGGCTGTAATAAGTGAAAGGGTATTCAAAAAAATCTCTTTTGTACCTTGAAAATTACATGAGCTGTATAATCTGATTCCACAGATGCCATAACCCTGTAAATGATTTTATGGGCGAGCGTCGAAGATACTCCGGAAACGGCTGGTAAGTTTGCGAAGAAGCTGCCAGCATTCAGAAATATTCTGATAGAGGTTGGACGTAACGCTGACAACAGATTATACGAATGGAAGCCAATACGCTGAACAGAATACAAAATGCTATAGATATCTGGATAACTGGAGAAAAGAGGAAGAAAGTTAAGGTGATGCGGTTGAGAAAATTGTAGGTATAGGACGACTTATACAAAGAATATGTTGGAAAAGAGGTGAGCATCATGGTGAATCAGTCAGTAATAGATTCCAGTGTTGATCTGGAGCAGTTAAAGGACATTGAGGATTTAATTCCTGATATGGATAAAGCTATTTCTGAGAAAGTGGAAACTTTTCTGGATAAATCCGGCGATCAGCCGTATGCTCACATGAATGAAGGATATGTGGTGGTCGTGGAGATGACAGGAGAAATGGATGCCACAGATGCCATTAGTGATTATCTAAGAAAAAGAACGGAGTTGATGTATTAGATGCAAGTCTTGAAAAAAATATCTTGCGAAGCTACAGATGTTATGTTAATGTGAAGTCAGGGAAAATGAATGTGATACATGGTTTCTGACTTCAAATTCATAACTGTTCAGTACCTTCACAGTTATGAGTCAAAATCCATTAGAAATCGCTTGCAGCGATGGGATTTTGACTTATATGTCTCGGGATTTTGTCATTAACATGACAAAACGCCTCGCGGAATAGTGGAGTGCTGGATTGTGTTGATAATCAATGTGAATAAGTAAGTTGGGAGCGATGTAAAATGGAACAGATGCAAATGAATAAGCCAGATATATACGATGCTGCATTGTATCTTCGATTATCGAAAGATGATATGGAAGAGGGCGGTGCGAAGTCAGAGAGCAACAGCATTGCAAATCAGAGAGAGTTACTTCGGAGCTTTGTAAAAAGCCAGCCGGATATTCAGATCTTTGATATATATGTGGATGACGGATACTCAGGAGGAAATTTTGACCGACCTGAGTTTAAACGAATGACAACTGATATAGAAGCTGGAAAAGTAAACTGTGTGATTGTAAAAGACTTATCCAGATTCGGAAGAGAATATATAGAAGCCGGGCGATGGATCGAAAAGACCTACCCGGCTTTAAATGTGCGTTTTATTTCAGTTACAGACCAGTTTGACAGTAAAACAGCAGATTTTTCAGAAAAGTCATTTGTTGTTCCAATCAAAAATTTTGTAAATGAAAGCTATTGCCGGGACATTTCCGATAAAGTGCGAAGCCACCAGAAAATCAAACGTGAAAAAGGTGAATTTATTGGAGCATTTGCCCCGTATGGTTACTGCAAAGATTCGGAGAATAAGAACTGTCTGGTGATTGATTCTTACGCAGCGGATATTGTAAGAAAAATATTTTCATGGAAAATTGATGGATTCAGTCTTGGAGCAATCGCTGAAAAGCTGAATGTACGACATGTGCAGTCACCAAAAGAATATAAAAAGGCAAATGGTGAGAATTATAATTCTGGATTTCACAGCTCAGACACACCGAAATGGTCGGCAGTGCAGGTTAAAAGGATTCTGACCAACGAGGTTTACATTGGAAACATGGTACAGGGCAAGCAGGAACGAATCAGCTATAAAGTAAAGCAACGCCTGGATAAGCCAGAATCAGAGTGGGTGAAAGTAGAAAATACGCATCCGGCAATTATCAGGCAGAATGATTTTGATGTGGTTCAGAAACTGCTTCAATATGATGGCAGGGCATCGAAAACATCAGACAGTGCAAACTTTTTTTCGGGATTTGTGTTTTGCGGAGATTGCAAGACACCGATGATACGCAGGGTAAATCAGTATAAGGGGAAGAAAAAAGCCTTTTATATCTGCCAGACAAAAAATAAAGGTGGAGATTGCACCAGACACAGTATTCCGGAAGAGGTGCTGAAAAGGATTGTATTGAAAGAGATTCAGGCATATACGGCACTTTTCGTAGACTATCAGATGATTATGGAAGAACTTTGTGAAATGAAAGTCAGTTACGATCAGGTAATCGGTTATGATACGCAGATTAGTAAGTTGCAGGAAGAATATAACCGTTATTACAGTCTGAAAGCATCTTTGGGTGATGACTTGAAAGAGGGACTGATCAGCAAAGAGGAGTTCGATGATTTTCGGGAAAGTTATGGGAGAAAATGTGAAGAACTGGAGCAGATGATTGAGAATCAGAAAAAGCTGATAAAGCAAATGTTTGAGGGTGGAGTGTCTGCAACCGTTCAGTTGGAGGACTGGAAGAAATCACTGAAAATCAAAGAATTGGATCGCACATTGCTGGCACTGACCGTAGATAAAATCTATATTTATGAAAACAAGCAAATTAAAATTCACATCCGCTATCAGGATATGATTGAGAAGATGAAAGTCATAAGACGGTTTTATGCGGAACACAGGACAGAGTGCAGGAAAGAGGTGGGATAAATGGCAAGAACAGCAAAAAGATATAAGAAAAACACAGAGAAGAAGATTCCTGGTATTCCGGTATGTATGGCTGCAATTTATGCCAGATTATCCGTAGACAATGATGAAAAAAAGTCAGAATCTATTGAAACACAGGTTACGCTGATAAAAGAATTCATTCAGAAGCACAATGAAAATCCGGACAAAGAGTATGAGATTGCTGTATATGATATTTATTCTGATTTGGGAAAAACCGGAACAAATTTTGACAGACCGGGATTTGAACGGATGATGAATGATGTCAGGGCAGGTAAAATAAACTGTATTCTGGTAAAGGATTTCTCACGATTTGGAAGAAATTACATTGAAACTGGTAACTATCTGGAAAAGATTCTTCCTTTTATGAAAGTGCGATTTATTTCTGTATGTGACAACTATGATTCATTTGCACCGGGTGCTAAGAATCAGGAATTATCCATGAATATCAAGAATTTGGTGAATGATGCTTATGCAAAAGACATTTCCGCAAAAGAACGGGCGGCGAAACGTATTGCACAAAAAAACGGTGAATATGTGGGATCTACAGCTCCATACGGATATTGTGTGGAAAAGATAAATGGAATTTGTAAGTTGATTGTGGAACCGGAAGCTGCAAAGATTGTCCGCAGGATTTTTGAAGAATATGCTTCGGGAGATGGCATACAGAGCATTATTGACAGGCTGTTTGAGGATAGGGTACATCGGATTTCGGACTATAACCAATATCATCATGTGTACTGTCAGGATGGAGAGAATCTTCATCAGTGGGGAAATTCTTCGATACGTGCGGTTTTAAATCGAAATAATTATTATGGTGATCTGGTTCAGAGAAAATACGAATCCAGATTTCAAAGAGGTGAAAAATGGTGTGACATACTGGACCAGAGTCAGTGGATTATTACGCCAAATGCTCATGAGCCGATTATCAGCAGAGAACTGTTTGACAAAGCACAGGTCAGGTTAAAAGTAGCACAACAGAAAGCAACAAAAACTACAGTAGGATGGGAAGAGGATGAAAGAGCATTTTACAATGTATTGTATTGTGGAGATTGTAAGCGAAAAATGTGTACACGTAGATACAGAGGCAATGTGTATTACTTTTGCAATGCTGCCT